GTTGGACAGGATGGGCATGGTTCCCCTCTTATCCACCACACCGAGAACGGCACTTATGGCTTTTGCAAAATCAGGTTGTGAAATAGAGCACTTCATCGTCTTCCTCCTGTTGGGGTTCGTCGAAATTCGGTTTAAAGAGATTCTTGTCCAGCCGCCGTGTGGTCATCCAGACCAGCGATTCGCTGGTCCTCACAATTACAATCCACGCACCTGTAATGATAGGTCGGCATCAGCACCTCCTATTGGGTCAAGTTGGCCACCTCCTGGCGGCTGGCATTATCCAGCAGCGCCTTCTTGATCAGGTTGAGGTGGGTTATAACCATAACGATTTTTTGGACGTTCACGGCAGAGTTGCCGTTCATCACCTTGGCCAGTACCCGGCAATCATCCGGGGAGAAGGACTTGACCACCAGGCCGGTGACCGCATCCAGGACCTTCTCCCAGCGTGACACCGTTTCCAGGTCCTCTTTCTTGGGGACCGCAAAAAGGAAGCGCTCCTTCTTGGCATCCAGCATGGCGTTGACGAACCGCCGGATATGGTTATAGGTGGGGAGCTGCCCCGCCTTGACCTTCTGAAAGACCATCTCCTGATCACCATGATCCTGGAGGCGGCTGATTTCAAAGGCCTGGGAAGGGGAGATGGCCCCGTAAGTCAGGGCATCTTGGAACTTGGGCGACAGGTTGATCAACGACAGGCGCTCGTTCACTCGCCAAACCTGCTTGAAGCCCAGCTTTTGAGCCAAGACCTCTTTGGTATAGCCGCGGTCCAGCATCTCCTTGAACGCCTTGGCCTCTTCCAAAGGCGTGAGGTCCTGGCGCTGAATGTTCTCCACCAGGGCCATTTCCGCCACCTGGTTGTCGTCGGCCTCGATCACGCGCACCGGGGCCATGGTGAGGCCAGCGATCTGGCAAGCCTTCCACCGCCGCTCCCCGGCCACCAGCATGAACACCTTGGCCGTGCCTTTCAGGGGGCGTTCCACCACCACCAGGGGTTCGATCAGGCCCTGCTCCTTGATGGACTGCGCCAGTTCTTCCAGGGCCTCCTCCTGAAATATCTTGCGCGGCTGGTCTGGATTAGGGTATATTTGCGTCAGATATGCTTCGTTACCGGGCTTTGGCGAGTCCGGGGCAGTGGTTTCGGGGGCCTTCTTGGGGGAGGGCCCTTTTTCTTTCTTGACCTCTTCGCAGAAACCACCTTCCCGGGTGCATTTGCCGCCCGGGGGATAGCCGATTTTCTTGCCTTTGAAGGGACTGTTCATGCCTTTTTTGTAGCCGCAGGTGAGACAGTCTCCCGTAGGAGTGAGGACCGTTATCTTTTTAACCATTCACCACCTCCGGGGGAACGCAGGAGCTTAGCTCAACCTCTGCCAACAGTCTCCTGAGCAGGGCCTCGACTTCATCCTTCGGTCCCTGCAAATAAATCGGAGGCATATCCCGATACTGTTTTTTGGAAGTTATCTCGATAGCGACAGTCCCTTTCTCGGGGGGAAGGGTGTTATTGAGGAAAGGGAAAACCGTCGCATCATGCAAATTAAACCAGCCGTTGCGGCCTCGACATTCGATCATAGCTGTGTCTCCTTTCCGTTCGCCGGAGGACCGACGATAAAGACGTTATCGGTGTCCTCATGTGCTAGATCCTCATTAATGCCCGTCTCCTCCCCCACCTCAGCCCAAAAGTGCATCTGCGCCATGTGGATGATGTAATCCGGTTCGATATCGTTCTCCCGGGCCAGGTGCAGCAGGTCCGCCACCAGGTCGTAGATACCAGTGCCCAGGTCGATGCCGCCGGATTCAATGTCATCCCGGAAGACCGCCAGGACCGCCTTTTCTCCGATTGCCGCCCTCTCGTTATTGGTCACGATCAGGTTAGGCATGGTCGGCCTCCGTCTCATAGTCAGCCAGGGGCGGGTAGGCTGGGAATTGATTATCCAGAAAGGCCAGAAGGTCAATGAGCTTTTTATAGGCAGTTAGCCCCACATCGTCGCCCTCTTCCTGTTTCCCACTGAGCCTCTCCCGGATTTCCCTCACGCTGACCACCTCATAATAGCTATCCGGGGTTGAATCGGTGTGATCGATAACGGGTGGCCCTGGCCTGAAAATCCTGATTGCCGGGGGAGCGTTCCAATCCATGCCGCTTTCACGGTCGAACGGGACTCCCTTTTTAATCAGGAGTTCTTCCAGTTCGTAAAATTCCCCGTACCGTGCCTCGCCGTCGTGAAAGAAGAAAATGCCATCCACGATCTTGACTTCGCTTTCATCAAAACCCGTATCTTGAAGCTCAAGCTCATGGTCCTGCTCCCGCGGGTCCGGTTCCTTAAACCGCACCTCGTAATGTTCCGCCAGTAGTTCCTTGATCTCTCCTTCAATGAACTTTGCCGGAAATTCGATGGTGCCGGAATACTGTGGTGCGCTCATCGTCTTACCTCCAAAAAAGATGTTTTTATTTAAAGAGATTCTTCTGCTTCCCCGGGGCCACGTACTCCGGGATCTCCACCCCCAGATGCTTCTCCAGCCATTCGGCCACCAGGCGCCGGTGACAGAACTCCCCCGGCTTCTCCCAGCAGAGCAGAACGGCATCCTCCCCCAGCTCCTGATAAACCTTCCGGGGGTCCAGGCGATCCAGGATTTCTTGATAGGCTGCCCGGTACTCAGCCTCACCCATCTTGAGCATTTGCCGGGTGGGGGCCAGGGCCGGGTAACGGCGCACCTTGGGATAACCCCGAGGAGCGTAAAGAGCGATTGATACACATTTGATGGAAGGGTCCCGGCCAGCCCGGGAGAAATTACTGGTTTGCAATGTTCGCCTCCTTTGGGGCCGCCCCTCTTGCAAGGAGTCCCATGTTGCGAGGGGTGTTTATTTTAAGAGAGGTCAATCATGCGGCGATAGGACTTCGACACCATGGTCACGTCCTCCACCTTGGAGGCTACCGCTGCCACCTGGTCAGCCAGGCCAGCCAACTGACCCTTGAGGGTGTCGTTACCCTTCAATGCTTCGATATCCACCCCGTCCAGGCCAGCCTTCAGCTTCGCCAGTTCTTCCTCGATGGGCTTGTAACCGAAGATGTTCATCTCCCGGGCCCAGTTGTGGAGGTTGCGAACCTTCTCTAACGATTCGTTGCGGATCACCCTCCCCTCTTTCAGGGAGATGGAGAGGCCGGACACCACCTCCAGGATGCGCTTCTGGTAATCCAGGAAGGCCAGTTCCACAGCCTCTTTGCACTTGGATTCCAACTCAGCCTTGGCCCTGCTGTAAGCCTCCAGGATTTCCTGGCTGCTGGTTTTGGTCGGGGGCTCGGCCGCCTTGATCTCGGTGATGGTCCAGAACATATCGAACTTGCGCCGCAGGACCTGCGAGTTGGCCGGGTAATGGGGAGCCATCTTTTCCCATGAACCGGGCCATTTCAACTCACAGAAAGCCTTCCAATCTTCCCGGATGCTGTCGTACTTCTCGCAGAACTCGTCGGCCAGGGCCAGGTACTCGACCTTGAACTGCTCCAGCCGGTCAATAGTCTTGGCCATCCGGCCCTTGGGGGAGCAACGCACCCATTCCAGCACAAAGTCAAAGGTATTGTCGTTCAGGAACCGCCGGGCCTCACTGACCTTGCGGTTGAAAGCCTGGCGCCACTCGGCTGGATAGAGTTTCTTGTTGCCCAGGTGGTAAAACTCCGGGACCTCTTTGTCTTCCAGGCCCAGGTCTTTCGGGGTGAGGTTCACAATACCAGGCCAGCTTTTCGTGCAGAGCTGGATCGCCACCAGGCCGTCAAAACCGTTGTCGCTTTTCTTCGGGGTCATCGTCTTGCCTCCAAAAAAGATTAGGCCGGGCCAGGCCCAGCCTTATTGCGGTCCATCTCGTTCCCATCCCAAACCAGGGCGCCGCCGTCCTGGGTTGGGGAGAAAAAAGAGGGTCTTACTTATAGGTGGATTACCCGCACCACGGATTCTGATTCAGTTCCTCGAAGCCCGGGGCTGGGGGGCCCAGGGTCGAAAGGATTTCGGCCGTCTCTTCCGTCCACCAGAGCGTAGAGGCGCCGCCATCTTCCGAAAAGACGATTTCAAGCTCGCTGACCGGCATTAGTACGCACCCCCTGGTAATATTCCGGTTTGTTCTTCCGGTTGGACACCACGCCCAGGGACTGCTCGAAATGGGCCATGGCCTCATCGCAGCTTTTCCCCTGGAACCCCTTGCCCTCCAGGTGGACCTCGCCAGTTTCATCGAAGTCGATGAGAATCTCAGACATCGCTACCTCCTGCAGACGAGCCGGATCCGGCCGTCGTCCTGTTTTTTCTCGGTTACCCGATAGCCCTTTTTCCTGGCCTCGGCCTTGGCTTTCTCAACTCCATAGGCTTGCTTGAGCTTGCCCTGCCAAGCGGTGCCATAGTTGTTGCCAGTGACGGATTGATCGAAATCGGAAATCCAGGCCTTATAGCTGCCGTCCGACTGACGCTCAAATCCGATGTCGTTAGCTGCTGAGCCCACATGCTGCCGCCGGATAATGATGTGCGCTTGCTGTTCTCTCCGGTCACCTTTATAGCCGCGGAGAGGTTGGGCTTCTTGATAGATTTCGATCTTGCCCTTGAACCCAAGACGCTCAAGAGCGGCCACCAGAGCCGCCCCGTCCCTGATCTCAATTTGCACTTCTGAGTAGTGGCTCATTAATTCCTCTCCCCTGGGCCAACAGTGCCCATGACCTTGATTTCAGAGGCGATCCCCACGTTAAGCAGTTCCTGGACACAGGTATCAATGTCGCCGCCATGAAGGGCTTTCGCCCGGGCGGTGATTATGAGCCACACCCATTTCGGGAGGCTTATCGTAACCGGTGCTTCAATGATCTGCCGAGTTTCTTCGCTGATCTCCAGGACCATCATATCTGCACCCTCCTTTTGCCCGTGACCTCCTGGAGGACCGGCCGGCTGGCCGGGATGGTACGAGCCTTGGCCCATTCCCGGAGTTTGTCCATCTGGTCCTTTTGGGACCGGGAGATGGGGATCACGAACCTGGTAGCGGCCTCCAGGTCCCCGCCGTTGTAAGCGGCCTCGATGGCCACCTGCCGGATCTCTGCACCACTGTAACCCTCCAGGTCCTCCGGGGCCGGGATGCTTTTGGGAGAGGTCTTTACCCCAAAGGCCTCACTATAGATGCCCAGAATAAGCAGCCGTTCCTTCGGACTCGGATTGTCCACAAAAAAGATGGCGTCCCACCGGCCCATCCGGGTGTATTCCGGGGGGAGCTTGCTATAATCGTTGCAGGTAGCGATCACGAACACTTCGGAGGTGTGGTCGTTCAGCCAGGTAAGGAACGTGCCGCCTACCCTTTGGGTCGTGCCGCCGTCGGTGGAAGACCCACCCACCCCGGCCAGGCCCTTCTCGATTTCATCCAGGAAGAGCACACAGGGCGCCATGGCGTCCACCACCTTGAGGGCGTCACGCATCTTGGCCTCAGATTCGCCCACCAGGGAGCCGAAAACCTTACCCAGGTTCAGGGAGAGGCAGGGCCAGCCCACCTGATTACCCAGGGCCTTAGCGAAGTGGCTCTTGCCGGTCCCGGGGACACCCAGGAGCAGGATCCCGCGGAAAGGCAACCCGGGGCGCCGCTTCTCAAATCGTCCGAGCGTCCAGTCCTTCAGGTTCTCCAGGCCGCCCAGGGTTTTAAAGGTTTCGGTGAACTGGCTAAACTCCAGAGCCGCAGACTTCTTGACCATCTGGGCCTTCAACTCGGTGATGGTCTTGGGGTCAAAACATTTCTGCCGAACCAGGGCCAGCGCCATGGCGTTCTCTGCTTCCTCCCAGGTCAACCCCTGGGCAGCGTCAAGCACCATGGTCTCATTTTCAGCCTTGACACCGGTGCTCTCTTCCAGGCCGGCCAGGATGGCCCGGAGCTCGTCTCTGATAGGAAGGGGAAAATCCAGGACCACCACCTCCCGTTCGAGTTCCGGTGGAAGGTCGGTGTCCGGCGCCAGGATGACCAAGGTGATGCCCTTGGTCTTGTAGGCAGGGATGTTGTTCTGTATCGCCTGGATGATTCCAGGGTCTTTCAGGTTAAAGTGATAGTTGCGCAGAAACCAAACCGCCTTCTCTTTCCCCCGGGCTGCAAAGTTGGGGAGATCGTAAGGGTCGGCTTCTTGCCAATCGTCCCCGTTGCCCAGCTCCCGATAACCCCGCACCAGGTCCCAGGTGTAGGCGGTGCGACCGTTGAGCTGGGGGAGCGTGGAACTGATGAACCGTTCCTGCTCATGGGTCCGAACCAAAAGTGCCGGGTAGCCGGCCTTCACATAATCGGTGATCATCGTCTTGCCTCCATTCGTAATAAGAGCTTGGCGCTCTTTAAGGGATAGGATTTCCGCCAGAAGTCCTACCCCCGATAACAGAGCCAAACACTTCAGTTAAAGGCCATCGGTTTCACGCTTACCTATCGGACCGCTAATTGCGTTCGCTGTCGCTTGCCGCCCCGCCATCGCCTTCCTTCCTGAGGTCCCGTCCACCACCACCCCCAGGCTGCTTTCGCTCGGCTACTTCGTGGCTGACTACCGCTTTCGCCCACCTTCCGATCTCTGTGCGCTCGGTTTTTTGTGAGGTCCGAAACCTCAAGGATTCGTCGGTCAATCCAAAAACCCAGGATTCCTTTGCATCCAAAAGTCAGGCGGATTATCGGTAACCGCCATTCCTACCCGCAACTGCCAGATTTGATCTGGTTTCCGGGGAGAGCCTCAGTGGGACTGGCCCATCTTGCGCTCTATTTGCAATTTTTATGAGGTTGTCATCCCTCCAGGGTTGCTGTCCCCTCTCTGATTGGGCTTTAGGTCCGGTTTTTGGCTTTTTTCCTGGCCTCCGTTGCCTGGCCACCTTGCCCGGTTTTGGTTTGGCTGTTGAGCCGATTTTTTATGCTATAGGTTGGCCCCCTTTTTGTGGGATGGTTTGATTGTTGATAATAGTAGATGCAACCAGTGTGCCTAAGTTATTAATATCACTCACTAACTACATTATTTCGACAGCGATAGCATAGTAATATTGGTAAGTTACGCACATCGTTATTATTTTGTTTTCCCTCCTCTCGCGTAACTATTCAATAATACAATAAATTATACCCACCAAACTTACCTAACAACGCTACTGCCTTTCGCAACTTATTATGTAATGCGTAGTTAAAGTTACACGGTACAATTTACTTAACCTCTAATGATGTCTATATACAATTAATTGCACCGAGTAACGGCCGCAGAACCCCTTAGTGTTGCTTAGCTAAAAGACCAAACTACACCGCCATCCCAACGTTGTTGAGATATATAAGGATATTACTTGTGGGGAATCAGTAAAGCGGCGTCATGCTCTAAATAACGTGCAGCGTCATGTCAAATTCCTTATAAATCAAACCCTCCTGGCTCGGCTGGAAACACAACATCTCGCAGAGCCAGGTGTCCCGGGAGACCTGGCGCTTTTTAGAAATAGCGTCCTCGATGCTGTAAAAGCCGTCGGCGTGCCGGGCCTTGCCCTGGCAGTCCTCCCAGAGCTCGCAGTCATCGCAAACCCGCCACTCCGGGCATTTCTCCATGACGTCGAAAATGCACCACTTATAGACCTTGTAGCCGCTTCGGGCCGCCTCGCTTATGACCTTGTCCATCAAGCCGTAGGTTCGGTGCATAGTGCTGAATATCTGCACGCTGGCCTTAATGCCCCGTTTGGTTTGCGGCACCAGCAGCGCCGCCTCGTAAATATTCGGGTCCATTTCGTCAACTTCGTCCAGCTTGATTTTCTGGGGGTGGGCGCCGCGGACGCTCTTGGATGAGGCGGTAAGGATTTGGATGTTGCTCTGGTTGTTCAAGACCGTCCGGTGGGCCAGCACTTCGCCGCGCAGCAGATGCCGGAAGTCCTCGGTTACCATGCCCCAGCCGTCCCCCTCTCCGGTCAAGTGCTCGTACATGCGTTTGCTTTGCTCCTGGGAGCCACCCAGGATCTTCGTGGCGCAACCGATCTTAAAGACCGTATCCAGCCAGGTGGACAAGGCCCCCAGGAGGGTCTTGCCGCCGCCACGGTTGGCCCAGCAGACCGAATCCTGGACCGTCTCAAAAAAGCTGTCCACGATGTATTCGGCTGGCGGGGTGTGCTCGGGGCAGACCTGGGCCCGGGGCACCCGGAGTTTCCAGTAGGCCTCGATGAATTTCAGCAGCTCCTCGGCGCCATCGAATCCTTCACGCCGGTAATGTTCCAGGAGGCCGCGCTTTAAATCTCCCGGATCAATGTCTGCCAGTTGTATGGTCATTCTTTAGGCTCGGAGTCTTTGTCCGCGGCCTCATTGATCAATTTTACGAGGTCGAGAACAGCTTCTCTTACCGGTTTCTCCCCATAGGGGATGTCGATGATCTTGAGTTGGTCTGCGACCTTATCGATGAGACCGGCTCCTTGTAGAAATTTGATATACTTCTCTTTCAGGGCGATAATGTTCCTCATGCAGCCCATTTTCACAAAAGGGTTGGTCGCCGTTCGATAGTGGCGCCACTCCATCCGAAGCGCCTGTTCGTAACTCCTAATCTCCCTACCCAGAAGTTCCGCCTGGTCGACCGCTTTAGAGAGGGCCCGGTCGAGGGCTCGGCCATCTTTTCTGTCTTCACGTACCTGTCGCTCTGAAACCCCATATAGTTTAGAAATTTCAGACACTTTTAAGCCTGTATCAAAGAGATCCTGGATCTCCCGGATGCGCTTCTGACGACTTCGGGAAATAGGCGGAATCTCCGTCGCAGGGGGTAGGGTTTCGGAACCTGTCATCTTCCACCTTGCCAGCCAGCAAAGAAATACCGGAGGGCATCCGGCCCGTGGTGCGCTCCCTTGCCCGGCTCATGTTTTTCGTATTGACTCATCTCCACCAGCAAGTCCCTGGGGCACTCCCGGGAGAAGACCAGGCCACTCGATGCCTTAGTCATCCTGGCTGTCTTGAGCCATTGCTTGACCATCTCATGGCCATGTTCTACTCGGCCTGAAGGCCCATGGAGTTCTACCCCGAAGGCCAAGGAATAGGCCCGCAGCATATCCGGGGCCGATGGGTCGCCCCAACCGCCGGTAAGCTGACCATAGCCACGGGCCTTATGCATCTCCAGTGCTATCTTGGCGTTCTCGTCCGGGGTCCTGAGCACCTGGTAATGGGCAAAGAGCACGATCACCCGCTCCATCTTCCGGTCGGGCTGGATCCAAAGGGTGACGTTGGGGTTGCGGAAGCCTTTATCAATCCCCAGGAAGAGGTCGCAGTCAGGGGAGTAGTGGGGGTCTTCGATCATTTTTTTATCTCTCCGGGCTTAATACCAAACTCAGCCATAAGCGTCCCGGCCGCCGCTTTCTTTAAGACGCTGTCGGCCAGATGATTTAAAGTTCCATCTGGCAAAACAATGAAGTTCCCTTTCAAAACCTTAAAGCCCTCCATAACTTGACAAATGTCCATCTGAGCCAGTTCCGCCCACTCCTGGAAATCCACCTTAGTTTTCTGCCAGAGCGCTCCCAGGTCCACCTCAGTGCCTGGAGGTGGGGGGTCTGGAAGCTGTCGCTTCACCTGGGGCCAGGCCGCGGCCAGACGCATGAGAATGGGGTCCCGGACCATAAGGGCCACGCCGTGGTAATTCTCGGCGGCCCGGTGGATCAGGAGTGCGTCTGGCCAACTCATCGGGATCATCTTTCAACCTTTATCTTTCGGCAGCAATTTAGGCAGCCGAACCGGGCACCGGAAAGGACGCTATAAAGCAACTGTCCACACCAGCACCTGAACCAAAATTCCACGGTTGGTCTTTTCATTGGCTGGCTTCGATCCTTCTCTCAGTCCGGCCCACCGGCCGGCCCTCCCTATTCATAACCACATTTCTTCTCCTGGCAGCTTCCTCCGCCTTGACAGCCAAAGGCACCAGTTCTTTGCTATAACGGTTGTAAATCGCCTCCAGCATCAGGATATATTCCTCTCTTGTCCCGTGCTTCTTCAGGTGCTCGGGGAAAGCGCTTATCTTGCTCTTTAAAACCTGTGGGTCAAAAACTTCGGCCCAAGCGATTTTAGAGAGGGCGTTGACAAAAGGCGTATCGTTCCAGTGGCGAAATTCATGCTTCCTGCAATGAGCCACAAGGTCCGCAACGAGGTTCGCATGGGCCGGATCGCCTAAACGGTAGGTGCCCTCTTTGAATTGCTTTCGCCAGTTGCCTGACCCGGCACTCGACCCGCTCAACATGGAGATGCAAGCGTTCAGCTTGATTCCGGTTGCCCTGTGATAGTCATATACGGCCACGTAGGCCGCAAAGTTGTTTTGGGCGAAAGACTGCATATAGTCTTTTAGGCTCCAGATGGTGTGGCTTCCATCCCTCTCGCCCTGGGTTATCTTGCTGTTGGTTTCGACATATTTGACAGGGATGCCGTGTTTGCGGGCCGCATAGAAACGGTTGTGGCCATCATCTATCCGCAACTTGCCATCGGGCATCCGGGTCACGGCCATGGGGTATTCATCAAGCCACCCATACTTGAGCAAGGACTGTTCAAGGCGCCATGTCCTTTTTACTTCCCGGTTAAACGGCGACAACACGAACTTGCTGTAATTGTTCGATTCTAGAATTCTAGCCATAGTCATTCTCCTTCAGTCCATATATTGAGTTTTTCTTGAATCCATTCTGCAATTCGACCCACGGCCTCAACCCTCAATGGGTCGTCATCCCTGATTTTTTCGAGGTTCATCATGGCCAAGGATACGAAGTAATTCGCATCAGAGTGGGCGTAGGGGTCTTTCTTTTTTGGGGGTGAAGGTGCCGCCGGGCCGATTAACTCTGCAACCAGGGACTTGATCTGCTTATAGGTGATGGTCTTGCCATCAGCGCTTCTAACAGCTTCCTCCCATACCTCACACTGCTGTGCGGGCTCAAGGACGGTAAGGGGGCGGACTTGGGCTTCATTAGTCGGCTGGATTTCACAAGGGGTGCATAAGGCTCCACGTGGAGCCAAATTAGCTGCTACCAGGCTTCCGCCTATCAGCCTGTTTGCGTGAGCCTTGCCTATTCCCCACTTCTCATTGCAGTAATCCTTGAAGGTTTTAAATTCTTCCCGGTAGAGCCTCTGATCCCGGATTGTCTGTAGCGCATTGCCGACAGCGATGAATGATCCCATCTCACGCTTGATAGTGTCTTCAAGGGTTTCAAATTCCGCTTTTTCATTAATGGTCAGGGTATTTTCCAACAAATTCTCCTTGAAATCAGGCTTCATGAAATCACCACTATTGATGGCGGCGCAGAAGTTTACCATTTCAGGCGGTGAGAAACTGAACCACCTGATGGCGGCGGAAAGTAGGCCGCCGTGCCTGTGTTTTTACTTCCTATTTTGCGCAGGTAAAATCCTTCTACT